AAACTTAAATACTTCCAAATCAAGTCTTTTGATACTACTTCCTTGTACCAAGACTATATGCGCTATTTGAATGTGGCTAAAGCTAACGACAAGGGTTCTGCTACCTTATCTTTTGCTCCACAACCAAGTGCCGTACTTATTGGCTGGGCTAATATCCCTGATACTGGCTACGGTTCTTAATCATGCCAGCACAACAGCGTAGGGCTACCGCAACATCATTAGCCGCACCTATTGGCGGCTGGAACGCTAGAGATTCTATTGCTGAGATGTCACCGCTAGATGCTGTGACGCTTACCAATATGTTTCCTACGCCTTCAGATGTGCAATTAAGGTATGGATATAGTCAATATTCCACAGGAATTACAGGTCAAGTCTATTCATTAATGAATTACAGCGCACCCACAACTGAAAAGTTGTTTGCTGTAGCTAATGGCGTTATATATGATTCAACCAATTCAGGTGCGGCAACTTCTGTATTTACAGGTCTTGCCAATTCTAAATTTCAGCATATCAATATATCTAATACAGGTGGTCACTTTTTAGTAGCCTGTAACGGTGTTGATTCGACCATGATTTATGACGGTAGTTTATGGTTTAGGATTGCTACCACAACGACAGCACAAACAATTAGCAGTATTACTCATACAGGTACAACTGCAAACCTTACTACCGCTTCTGCTCATGGTCTAGTAACAGGCAACAGAGTTACGATTACTGGCGCAACTGCTAACGATTACAACGGTACTTATGTTATTACCGTTACTGGAACGACTACCTTTACCTATGTAATGGCAACAACCCCAGCGGCAAATGCTTCTGTAGTTGGTAGCTATACAACTGTCGGCATTACGGGCGTAGATTCATCGACCTTTATTAATGTCAATTTATTTAAAAACCGTCTTTGGTTTACTCAAAAAGATACGCTAAAAGCGTGGTATTTGGATGTTAATTCTATCGGTGGTGCGGCTACAGCTTTTGACTTTAGCGGAATTGCTCGTAACGGTGGCTTTTTACAGGCAATGGGGACATGGACTATTGATGCTGGTCAAGGCGTAGATGACTATGCAGTCTTTGTTACTAACATGGGTGAAGTTATCGTTTATAACGGTACAGACCCTACTTCTTCTACTACTTGGGCATTAAAAGGTGTATGGCAACTAGGTCAAACCTTTAATAGACGCTGTTTCTTTAAGTTTGCTGGTGATCTATTGCTATTGACTCAAGACGGTCTTGTACCTTTAGCTTCTGCATTGCAATCATCTCGTCTTGATCCCCGTATCAATATTACAGACAAGATTTATCAAGCTGTATCCCAAGCGGCATCTAACTATTATGATAATTTTGGCTGGCAAGTAAATTATTACGCCAGTTTAAATATGCTGATATTGAATGTTCCTGTTACCGAAGGAACTCAGCAATATGTCATGCACACCATTACTAAATCTTGGGCTAATTTCACTAATATCAGCGCAAACTGCTGGGAAGTACACGGAAAAGCTGACATTTTCTTTGGTGGAAACGGATTTGTAGGTCGTTTTTGGGACTCTACAGACGATGCAGGGTCAAATATTAACGCCACAATTCAACAAGCATACAGCTATTTTGACTCTAGAGCGACCTTAAAACGCTTTACTATGGCTAGACCTATCTTTATTACTGATAACTCATTACCGACTGTTTTGGTAGGAATTAGCACCGATTTCAATCCAACTTCCCCAACTGGAACAGCAAGTTTTAACCCTGCCAATGTTCCTGTAGGTAGATGGGATGCTGGAATATGGGACTATAACCTATGGGGTGGTGGTAACAATGTCCAAAAACAATGGCAAGGCGTGACAGGATTAGGGTTTTCAGGTGGAGTTTCGATGTCTATTGCATCGCAAGGCGTTGACTTACATTGGGCATCTACCGATATTGTGTTTGAAACAGGTGGCGTATTGTAATGCGTCAAATAGTAACTGAGAATCAATCTTATTTAAGAGAATGGTTATCAGAAGTAGGAAAGTATGATTATTCGCAGAATACTGCGTGTATTGGACAGGAAAAAGACGGTAAATTGATCGCTGTAGTGGGTTATAACAACTTTTTACCTAATTCTTGTCAGATGCACATAGCTTCTACGGATGTTTTATGGCCAACAAAAGATTTTCTGTTTGCAGTATTTGATTACCCCTTTAACAAACTTAAAGTTAAAGTTATAATTGCACCTATATGCAAAGGCAATGTTAAGCCCTTGAATATGTGCCGAAAACTTGGCTTTGAGCAGGTAGCTGACATACCGTATGGACACCCTGATGGTGACCTTATAGTAGTCGCAATGAAGCGTAATCAATGCAAATGGTTACAACAAGGAGAAAGCAATGGGTTCAACAGTTAGTTCAATATTTGGTGGTGGTGGTGGGAGCAGTTCTCCACCTGCTGTACCTGACTATCAATCGTTAGCTAATCAAACTGCGGCTAATAACCTTAAAGCGGCTCAAACTGCTACTGCGGCTAATCGTGTAAATCAAACCACTCCTTATGGTTCATTAAACTATAGTCAGACAGGCACAGATTCACAAGGCAACCCGATGTGGAGTGCCAACCAATCTGTTAATCCATTACTACAGCCAGCCGTTGATCAGTCATTATCTAATGTAAGTAATCAGTATTCTTCACCGTTTACTGGTGGCAATCTTCCTTCTTACGGAATTAATCCAAGTCAGACTTATAGCGATGCGATTATGCAACGCTTACAGCCACAGCAACAAATGCAACAAAAGCAATTTGATGCTCAGATGGCTAATCAGGGTATTCCTGTAGGTTCTGAGGCTTATCAAAATGCCGCTAGACAGTTCCAACAAGGTCAGAACGATCAACGCACAAGTGCAATTACTGGCGGTATGGGCGTAGGTTTACAAGCTAATCAACAACAGTATGGTCAAAATTTAACTAATTACAACAATACTTTAGCTAATGCTCAAGGTATTAAGTCTTTGGCTACGCCTAATTACATTAACCCAGCAAATCAGCAAACAACTGCTGGTGCTGACGCTTTAAGTGCAGGTATTGGTGGATACAACGCTCAGATGGGTCAATACAACGCTCAACAAGCGGCTAATCAAAATATGACTAGCGGTTTATTTGGTCTTGGCGGTGCGGCATTAAATTCCCCTGCTGGCACATTTACTGGTAATAATGGTTTATTTAGCACAGTAGGTGGATGGTTCGGATGATAAATCAACAATATCCATATATGGAAGATGTATCAGGTACTAATGGCGGTATGCAAGATACTCGTAGCCAAGATGCCTTGCATCAGGCTTTATTGTTGCGTACATCTCAAGCTAACCCACAAATACAGCCTAATCAGCAAAACAATAATATGCTTGCTCAGATGTTAAAACAGGGTAACAAAAACAATCCTACAAAACCTGCAACTGATTCTACTGGCGCACCTGTTACTGATTACAGCACACCCTATAACCCTGCAACTGGTCAAAATTGGGATGTAACTGGTAGCGGATATGCTGGTAATGGTGGTTATGATCCTACTGCTATGGGTGGAATGAATGATTATTTAAGTCAAATGGGTCTTGATACTGGTGGTTTTACTGGATCAGGAAACTTTAGCATGGGTGGTAATGGTGGATTTGATTTAGGCGGCATGGGTAATATGTTTGATGGATGGGGTTCATCTATTGGAGATTTTTTAGGTTCGATTGGTAGCTGGTTTGGTTCAGAAGCCGCACCTGCAATAGCTACAACCGCAGAAGAAGTTGCACCAGCGGCGGCGGCGGCCGCATAAGGAAAAGACATGGCAGAAGAATATTTAAATCCCGAAGCAATTGCCGCACAATCAGCTATTGCTCGTCAACAAAAATTGGCAGATATGCTATGGCAACAAGGCGCACAACAACCTCAAGGTCAAGTTGTTTCAGGACAATATGTAAAGCCTAGTCCATTGCAATATCTAAGCAATATGGCTAACCAATATGTAAGTAATAAGACTTCAGAAGCCGCTA